CAATTGGCGGCAGTCCCAAAGATGGACTGAACCGAACCACGCCGCTAATCTCGTTTGGCGTAGCCAAATCGTGTGGGTCATTTCGGGTGAATCCAGTGTCTGCCAGCAATGTCACGTCGCGCTCACCAAGCGTCCATTCCCCTGGATTAATGGAAACAACATTTCCCGCCCACGCTGTAGTGATGCCGGTCGTCTGTGCTCCACCCAGTGTAATCGTTGCTGTGTTGCCGGTCTTAAATCGTGTTCCCGTTGCCATTTTACACCGTTTCCTGATAAGCGATCATATAGTCAAAAATCGTTAAATATCGATGCTCCTGTGATCCATCAGTCGGCCGCTCATCCAGCGTCTGGATGCCTCCTGTGATCATTACAGATTCAATCGACACGCCGCCCATTGCTCCGGTGTAACCCTGTAAATCGCTTGCCCTGACTGCTTCTGCAATTAGGTTCGCACCGGCCCGCGTGGAGGCAAATGCGGTAAACTCGATTCGGCTTCTGGCAATACCAGAAAGCCCGTTGATCAGGTGATCGTGCGTCGTGCTTATCACCGTATAGGTCAACGCACCGCCAGTCTTGATGGTGTATCCCTGCGGTAGAACGTCCGGGAATATACGAGTCGACACGAGTGCAGAAACACCCGTATTTGCCGCCAAATATCCTCGCACTGCACTACCGAGATCCGCCATTACTTTGCCATCCGATTTGCTGCTGCTTCGATTCCAGACTTCAAGGTTGAAGTGACGGCCGCTGATGCTGCTGCTCTGGTTTCGTCCGCCGTTTTCTTCACGAACTGATTCACGGCTCGAATTGTTCCAGCATCACGACCCCACAAAACCTTTCGCTTATGATCCTTTGAAAACAGATTTCCGTGTCCGCCACCGTCGCTGTATGACGGCCCTACCAAACCAATCCGGCCAATCAACACACCCAGTTTTTTCTTTGGCCTTACTACTGATCGAATCGTGGTTTTAAGTTGTTTTGCACCACTCCAGCGGCGTTTGGTTTTGCTCGATTGTTTTTTGCGTGACCCATCACTCTGTGGTGTGTTAGCGATCATCGCCACCTCGACTGGCACTGTTCCAGCCTGTATGGCGTCCTCAATAACTGTGCTTCGAATGATCGTTTCCAGTTGCTCTAATTGTTTGAGAAATTTGTTGCCATCAATAAGTTCCATCCCAATCGAAACTCGAGCCATTACAGCACCACCGATTTGCAATAAAGTTCTCGATAGCGATCCATGCCCTGAACTGCTTTGACGTAGACGATCCAGAAACGTTGCCCGTCAATGTCGATCGCCATTTTCGGCGTGTATCCGCTTCGATATCTAACTGTAAATATGGCACTGATTCCGGCCTCCACTTGTCGCCCTCGTGCCCCTTCTCCGCCTGTTGTCGGCTCGTACTTTGCTGGCTCATCGTTCAGCCACGTCGTAAGTGTCACAACTGGCTGCCCGGCTTCGTCCTGTGTCGTTCCTTCCACGCTCACCGTAATGCGGTGTCGCATTGTGCCAAGTCGGAATTTTCGTTCAGGGCGGAAGGTCATGGATAACTTGCCCTCATTTTCTTTGCCACAAGTGCTTCATAGGCTCTTCGCTCGCCTGATGCCGCAATCATGTCGCGATCTTCAAATCGATTAGCCAAGCTCAGCTTGATTGCCATGCGGTCAAGCTCCGGACACGCGCGAGAATCGCTGCCGTATCCTGCCGTGTAAGTAATTTTGACCGCTTCGCTTCTGTCCTGAACAGATGGCCTGACGAACGTGTCAAGAAACCTTACTTCGTCTCCGTCCAAGTAATAGTTTGACGAAGCGACTGTTTGCGTTGCACCTGCCGTGTCCACGTAGGTGACTGAAGAAATGGCGATTGCCGGTCTGACCGAAAGAACAACCGTTGACAGAAACTTCGGTAGTCGATGTTCCAGCGTTCGCGTGATCAATGCGATTGAGGTGTCTCGTTCCCATTCCTCGCGAGCAGCCGCAATCAGCGAAGCCACCTCCGTGTCGTGACTAACGTCGCTTGCCCCGATGCTGAGTTGAGCCTTGGCCTCTGCGATCGTCACTGGCTCGCTCGTTGGTGGTGTCACTACTCTGACAGTGCTCCGAATCTCCTGATCCTTCACTCTGGTCGTTTGGCTCGGATAGTAATCGAGCCACTCTGTTCCGTTGCAAAACATCGAAGACACCTCCGCCAATCACTTCCATCGGGAAACGAGCCCCAACGCGATAGCCTCGCCAGTCCTGAATTAATTCGACCTGCATGATTCGATCCATTCGTTCGGGTATGCGTGAACCGCCTCGTATGTTCGTGGCTCGACCATGACAACCATTTCTTCCAAGTGTCCTATTCGCGTCTGTGGGTCAAGGTAGACGGTGTTTCCAGCTTTCTCCCACTGCTTCCAAAACCAGATATCGTCATCGATTCGCAGGTCGCCCCACTCTCCGTTTTCGTCCGGCTGTGACCAAAACCACGGCTTCGGGACGTTCTTGAGCTTACGCAGGTCAATCACTGTCAGGCCGAAATGTGCTGTTGATACCTGCAGAGGTTCGCCTGTGACTTCTACTGACGACTTGCCCTTGATACTGGCCAACATGGTTTTGTTGCCACGCCGAATTTGCATTGATGCTAGTGCGTCAATGTGCGGATTTGACTCCAGCGTTTCGAGCAAACGCATAATGTCAGAATCCGTAAACAGCGAATCACCATCACAGATCACGGCAATATCACATTCCTTTTCAACGGCTTGCTGCAACATCCTTTGCATACACTGCCCATAGAACACGCCTTGCGAGTCCTGCAACGGTATTTTTGCCGCTACAAACGCGGCATCAATGTAATCTCGGCAAAGGCCGTTGATATAACGCGGCGATGTCATCATGCCGCACACTTTTACAGATTTTGAGGTCACTCGTTTGCTCCGGGTGTTTAGGGGTGATTAGCCAATTGCAACAAAATCAGCCTGTCCGGTCGTTCCGGATGGGCTCACGTCCAAAACAACATCAGCTACAGCACTGAGCGAAACCACACTGTTGGTTGTGTGTGTGCCCGGCGTTGCAAACAACCGGATATACCGCTTGCGTGTTCCATCGTTGTTAACGTGGAATTTTGCAACGCGACCTGCTGAAGTGGACAACGTGACAGACAACTGCATCGTGCTGGTGCTGATGTCCGTAAAATCGGTTGTGGTGGTGGTGTCTGATTCTTGGATCTTGACCACAACAGGGGCGGCGTTTGTGTTGGCCGCCACTGAGGTTGTCAAAATGATCGTAGCAAAGTCTGCGTGTTTCATGTCTACGATTGTTCCAGCCACTGTTGCTGTAGCAGCAGCCGTCTGGCTTGACAATGCGATGACTGCACTTGTCGTCATGTTCGGTTTCATTTTTACACCTTATGCAAAATTGATTTGTGTGATTTCTGAAAGACCGGAACGCCAGCGAGCCAGCGTTCCGGCCGGGTCCACCCGGAGCGACGAGTGGCTCAATTATTAGCCCATTTGCAGAGCTACGATTGGACCGGCAACAGATGCCGTTCCGCGTTCATGAATGCTGATGTCGAATCGTTCCGTCACTCGCAACGCCAATGCGTCCTGAGCAAAATAGATAGATTCGTCAGCTCGCAGTGTGACGCCGCGACGAGTGCCCATCGTTGCAGCCATGCTCAGGTCGCCAAAGTACGCGACCTTTACGCCAGTTGCCGCTGTCGATGGCATGGCGTTAACAAGGACAACTTCATATCCCATGAACTGCAATGGCCGTGCCCCAGCGATATCCATCACAGCGTTTCCACCAGCCGCAAATTGAAGACGGCCTGCAGTCGTGTGGAAGATGCTGTTGTGCATGTACCAACGCGGCTGAATTCCGGGGAAACGAGGCAGCTTTGCAACGACCGCTTCAAAGTTGCCGATAGTCAGCTCGGCAGCCGTTGTGATGGCAGTCGCCGTCGCGATTGAGCCAGCCAGCAAAGCACCATCGAGCCCGACAATGCCGCCGTAGGTGCTGGTACCATCGCCGAGGAATCCGCACTGGTCTTCTTTGACAGCGAGTGCATAGGCAAACTCGCGAGCGTAGAAGTCAGCGACAGCGATAATTGCGTCTTCGTTCAATTCGCTGGAAAACTGAGTCATCGCTGCCAGTTTTTTCGCTTCCAATCGAACCTGATCCATTGCCGCATCGGATGCTGTGATTGTGTCATTCTGGCCGACAAAATAGGTTGTGAACCCACTCACGCGGCGAGGAATCAACGACACATCAGACGACATTGGCCAGTTTCGAGCGTACTGGCGAAACTGCCCGTACTCTTCCTTCAGGTCAACCATTGCATTTTCAAGCACATCTGGAACCAGATAACCGCCTTTGCTGTTATCGTCGCTGGAGCCAGCCATCTGAATGCCATGATCTTTGAGCCACATTTTCGACGGCTCGTGCTTGTTAATTGCCGCCATCAAAAAGCGGCCTGCAGTATAAGCGTTTGCCTCTGCATCCGGCCCTTTGAAATGCTTTACGCTGCCATGACGCTTGGCAGTTGCTGGCACCTTTACGCGAGGCAACTCAGATGACTCTGGCCCCTTGCTTGACTGACCGGCCACTGGAATGCTGCCGATAGCGCGAACACGGGCTGCTGAGTTTGCTTCGACGCGAGCAGCTCTTTTTTCGTCGGCGTACAGTTTCTGCAAAACGCCGGGCTTGTCGTCAGTGCCCTGAATGCGATCGACTTCTGCCGCTTCTTCTGGCGTAAAGTCGCGACTCTCGTCTTTTGCAAGAGCGACGATGGCATCTACTTTTGCTAGCTCTTCGTCGATCTGTTCCCGAATTACCTTGAGACTCCAAATCATTTTTACAGTTCCTTAAATCGGTGTGATGCCGACTCAGGCCATAAAACAGCGGCGCAAAAAGTCGGCGAAATGTTTTCGCTTTGACTTTTCCGGCCGCTAACGAGTTGCTCAGAAAGGTTGTGTTCGGTGCGGGATTTCTCCCCGCGTGAGTGCATCTAAGCAGATGCCGTCTTAGTTGTCAATTACTTTTTTTGCACTAACACCCAAACATCGCCTTAATCTGCTGCAATCGGATTTCGCGCGATGCAATTCTTGCAGGAGTTCGACTTCCTGCTGCTGGTTGGTTTAGCTGTTCATTTTCTTGCTTGCAACCGTACATCGCTTTGGCAAACGATGGAGCGTCTACGATTATGTCGCCGACCTCCGTGGCAAACCCAGCAGTCACAGCCTCCTGTGCCGTGTACCATGTTTCGGCATCGAGAATTGCAACCATTTTCTTGCGGTCTTTTTTCGTTCTATCCGTGTAAGCGTCAATAATCGAGTCACGGTACTTGTCGAGAACGTCAGCCGTCTTCCGAAGCTCGGCGGCACTTCCCATCGCCATCGTCCACGGATTGTGAACCATCATCATTGCGTTTTTTGCCATTACCACGCGATCACCAGCCATTGCGATATAACTGGCAATTGAATACGCCGACGAATCGACGACAACATCGACGCCGCCCTGATGTCGCTTTAGTGCGTTAAAGATTGCCCGACCTTCGTCCACGCTCCCGCCAGGAGATGAAATTCGCAATGTGACTCTTCGGCCTGACATCTTTGCAAGGTCTGGCAATACTGTTGCCGCGTCAATCATTCCCCACATGGAAGATCCGATTGCGTCGTAGAGAAAGATTTCGCCGGTTTCCTGATCAGCTTGGTACATGGTTGGCAACCTTTTCGACTAAGGAATTATGAACGAAAATTGAGTTGACTCGTGTCGTCCCGAGTCGCGTGTAATTGAAATCACAAGCAATCGAATAAATGGTTTCGGCGTTGTCTTGAATCTTGAAACCTCCATCGATCTCAATGCCTAGCAGCCACGCTGGAACACGCCCTACATCATCCGTATTTGCAGGATGGCATTTGTCAAAATGTTCTACCATCAGGATGCTCGCCTGATGATTGCTCAACACATGCTCCATAATAAGACTGTCGATGCTGTCCACATCAATGACACAAAGCATCACCTTTGCGTCGAGATTTGAACTTGTTTCGAAAGCATACTCTCCACGTATTTTGGCCTTTGGAAACTTAGAAGCCAGTTGCATGATTGAATCTTCATCTCTTTCAAACAGCACGCAATCAAGCCCGTAATTGTAAAACGGCTCGATCGTCAACGGCAGTCCTTCTCCGTCGCCAGCCCCGACCTCAACGCACTGGCCCGGCTGGTTAATTAGGTTCGCCAACGCAACTAAAATTCCCTGTTCACCGAATTGCCAACCGCCTGACGTTTTTGTCAGCCACTCGAACTCAGGCCGATCGGCCACAAATCCTTCCGTCATACTGTCGCTCCAAGTATGTAGTCCGCCAAATCCTCAACCCGCTCGCCCCACGATGCCGTGAGTTCCCCAACTGCATCTGGGAGTGCCTTTGCTGCCGTCTTGCTCATGACTTCAATCAAGGCATCCTGTGAGATTCGGCAGTGCTCAGCGGCCGCGTATGGCGTTCCTCCGAGTTGTTCGCAAACATCTCCCAGCGTGTGTTGCCATTTTGCGTAAAACTTTTCAACCGACTGAATCGGCGTTTTTGTTTTGACCGCTGCTGCCACTCGCTGCTGCTCAATAGCCAGCAAAGGACGTAGCCGAGAGACTACGGCCATTCGTTGCACTGCTTCTGTTTCTGAATCGTCCTCCGGCTCAGGATCTTCTGGAACGTCCGGCGAATCCTCTTCCATTGGTGCCGTCACTGTGATTGCTGGATTCTGATATTCATCCCCGCCGTCATAGGGATTCATGTCCAGTTTTTCGCGT